GTCCATGGTGGTCTTGTCCGGCTTCCTGAACTTCATCTTAGGCTGGACCGTGGCAAGGCCGGTGCCGGGGTCAAAGGACACGATCTCGCCGGGCATGGCCGTGTGGATGTTGTTCACGCCGTTCTGGACCATGTTTGCTACCTGCTGGACAAATTCCTGCATCATCCTGCGCTCACCTCCAACAGCCGGGCCTTACAGGTCCAATCCCCGGAGACGTTATCCCCGGCCAGCTCCAGCGAGTACACCCGGAAGAAGCCGGTCACGGCCTCGGTCTCCAGCTTCACATAGTCGTCGATGTTGATTGCGCCGTTCAGGAAGTATTCCACATCCCACCCGACGGTGTTTTTGCCGGTGGCCTCGTCCTGCGTAATGACCACTCTGGCCGGTATTCCCAAAAGGCCGCTGTCCGGGGACAGCACATATACTTCCTTGGACATAACATCGTTCGGCCTCTTGACCTGCAGGACGCCGTTCTGGATGCTCCACACCAATCCGCAGCAGTTACAGCCACGGGTCAGCACATCCCTCGCCTTGCCAACAAACGAGAAGCCGTTGTTGATGTTCTTGAAATACTTGCTGGCGTTATACGAATAAGAAACGGCGACACCCATCTGTGCCGCCACATCGTCGAATATCCGCTTCCAGTTGACCTTGCCGTTGTAGGACACCGTGATGTAGGTATCACGGATCTCAATTAGGCTGTCAACCACTTCGATCTCCGTCTTTCTGTCAGCTCCGTCGTTCGATGTCGTGGCAAAGCTGACCACACCGGCGAAGATCAGGGAGATATGGTCGCCGTATCCTGCCCGGAGGGACAGAACGCAGTCTTCCTCATTGAGCAGCTCACGGTGAGCCTCATTCAGGTTCCATATCGTCACCTTTCCGGTGTTGGGGGTCTGGAGGTCTGCCTTCTGCAACGAGAAGTTGATATGCAGAGGAACAGGCTGTTGCGGACTCTTATGCCCGATCTCAAAGCCCTTCTTCCCTGCCTTGCCTGCAGCAAGTCGGTATTCTCGATTGAAGTTATCATACCCTGCCATAAGGCACCTCCTTGTATATCATCCGATACAATCGGTTACTCTCAAATTCAAAAACACTCGTGCATTGCCAAATGCACATATATCCCTATACCTGTTAAGGTTCGGTTATGGTATAGGTTACGGTTACGGTTACGGTTACGGTTATGTCTGGAATTTCCGTGGAATGTCCGCAGGACTGTCCGTGGAATTTCCGCAGGACAAACAGAAAAGGACAGACAGCAGCCGAAAATCACACACCGCAGCAGAGCTGTGTCTGCATACGATGTGCGTTTCCGGTCTGTCTGTGGAATGTCCGTAGGAATGTCTGTGGATTTTCGCCGCAGATTACGGACAGGATCACCCCAGGTCAGCAGGACAGAAGATGAACTCCGCCTTGCCGTCCTTAAAGTCGTTTCGCCCGATGTGGTCGAGCTTCGACTTTGCCGCAAACACTCCGGACGGGAGCTGTGTCACTCCGTAGAAGATGTTCAGCGGGAAATTCGGGACGATCTTGATACCGAGGGCAATCGGGTTGTTCTGCGTGTCATACAGGCTGAACTTCCAATAGTCCTTGGTATCATTGTAGGAGAACCTGATCTGGTACGGCACACCGTTCAGCACGATGCGGGACATACTGTCGTTCAGGTCGGGGACTTCAATGATTACATACTCCATACTGATCCCCCTTTACTTGATGATGCCGATGGACGATGCCACGCCGTAGAGGATACTGGACTTGCTCTTGCCGTCATTACTTCCGGAATTGCCCGAGCCTCCGGATCCTCCGGTGGAGCCGGTGCTGGTGTTGGCGGAGCCGGCGGATGTGCCGGTGCCTCCGCTCTTACCGTAGCTGTCCGGGATCGTCGTGGTCCGTGCCTTGGTAACACGGATCTTCTTGAACGAAATCGGTATCTCTCTGGCATATCCCTGCTCAAGCGTCTTGGAGAACGAGATACTCTCGATAGCCATACTCTTGTAAACCGCATCGTTCGTGATAACGGTTACGGGGATTGCCTCCAGGAACAACTTCTCCAGCTTGTCGCAGATCTCTTTCACTCTGGTCGGGCTGGAGCCGTGCCGCCTGTGCCAAGTGACCGGGGTGTTCGTAACGAACAGGGTCATAGACAATTTCTCCGAGCCGATGATAATCGCATCGGTTACAGAAAAGCCGTCCTCAACGGAATACTCCGGTACACTCGCTTCAAACCCACGGTCTTCGGACATAAGGGCGTCGAACTCAATGCCATTGATGGAAACAGGAATTTTCACCTTTGCCATAATCTCGACCTCCCTTATGTAGCCAAAGCAATACCCCGAGCAAGGGTAGCCGTGATGTCTTGTGCAGATCTATCCATAGTCTGCTTAGCTTCCTTCTGGATAGCCCTGTCGCCATTGAACTCATTGTGGAACTCGATGTTCTGTACAACACTCCGGTTGGTCGTGCTGTTGGACATCATCTGCGTAGTGGGACTGGGCCGCTTTGCGGTTGCAAACATCCGCAGGGCGTCCAGCATCGTGTCACGCATCTTACTGATAGGCGATACGATCTCACCTTCGCTCTTGTTATCACCGATGACAACAGGAGTGGGCTTATTCGCACCGATGTAACCACCTTGGGCAAGTCCCTGCAGCTGGATGCGGGACAGCTTGCTGATGTTGACACCGGGGATCTTGTTAATGACACCGATCGCCCAGTTGATCGAGTCAATGAAACCATTGATGATCTTTGCGGCAAAACCGATGACGCCGTTCACGACAGACTTGAAGGCTCCGGAGATACCGTCGCCGATCGAGGTGCCGATCTTGGTGAACATACCGACGATCGTGTCCCAAATACCCTGGAAGAAGGAGCCGACCGCACTGAAGGCGTTCTTGATGCCTTCCCACGCAGAGTTGAAGATACCCGCAAACCAGGAGCCGACGGCGGAGAACACACCGACGATGCCGTTCCATACACCCTGGAACCAACCGACAACGGAGTTCCAGATGGCGACGATGCCGTCCCAAGCTGCCTGGAATACACCAGCAAACCACTCTCCGATACCGGCAAAGATCTCGCAGATACCGTTCCAGAGATCCTGGAAGAAAGCGGTGATCGCACTCCAGATCATCTTGATGTTATCGACCCAGAACTTCACGGCAAGCTCTACATAGGCGATGACCGACTCGATCACACCCTGAATAGCTTTCCAAATTCCCTCAAAGACCTGCTTAATTCCCTCCCAGGCTTTCTTCCAGTCGCCCGAAAATACGCCTGCGATGAAATTGCCGATGCCTTTGATTATGGTCAGTGCACCGTCGATGACCTTCTTGATTGCGTCCCAGGTCTTCTTCAGGAAGTTGACGATGTCGGCACCCCATTTGTCCCAGAACTTCTTTATCAGGTTCAGGACAAATTCCACTACCGTCATCAGTGCATTGAAGATGGCATCCCAGGCGGCGAACAGTCCGTCGAGTATCGGCATAATGGCATCCAGTATGGCTTGCCATCCTCCGACAATCGTTTCGCTGATCGACTTTTGGGAGCCATCGACATTCTTTTCCTGAGTGCCAAAGACACCGGAGATGATGTCGGAGATCATACCCCAGATCGTGCCAAGGAAGTCTTTGATGTTGTTCCAGTAACGCTCAAAGTTCTTCTTGATCGTTTCGCCGTGCCGGTTGAAGAAATCCTTGATCGCACCCCAGGTGATCTGGGCTGCTCCCTTAATTCCGTCCCATACCTGCGACAGGAAACCGACGATCGAGTTCCATACCTCGGTGATCTTGGATCTTACTGCCTCACAGTCGATACCCGTCTGTTCAAGCAGAGATCCCATCAGCGAGTTGTTGCCCTGCATAAAGTTGATAAAGTCTTCAACAAGCAGGGCTATAAGAATGATGACTGCGATGATCGCAACCATCTTCAAATTCAAGCCGCCAATGGCTTTGCCTATCATCTTGATGCCATTGACGATCTTGTCGAAATTCAAAGCAAGGAAAATCGAGCCTGCTGCGATGGCAACCAGTTTCAGTAGGTTCTCGGTGCCGCCCAGCTTTTCAGAGAGCCAGACGACAGCAGTTCGCACTCGGTTCAATATGGCGATCACGCCGTTAAAGGCGGACACCATTACCTTCGATAGCGTCTTGGTGATCCCAAGCGTTTTGTCTGTCTGTGCCAACCACAGACCCCACTGATTTCTAATGCTTCGCAGTCCGTCGGAGATAGTCATATCAACATTTCCGAAGGCGGCGTTAATCTCATCCGCCGAGTCGAGAAATGCGTACTTCAGGTCTTCGACTTTCATCTGCCCGTTGGCTGCCATATCGAGCAGCTGTGTCTTCGCCACACCGAGGTGCTTTGCGAGAACATTCGCCGCTTCAGGTGCCTGTTCGAGCAGTTTATTCAGCGTTTCAGTATCTACGATACCCTTCTGGAACGACTTATTCAGTCCCTCCATAACGCTTGCTATTGTGGCTTCGCTTCGCCCTGCCGATTTCAGCAGTTTGGTTACTGCACTTGTGTACTCCGCTGCGTCTTCAACGGGGAACAGATCCGAGCTCGACTTCACCAAATTGGATACGGTGTTCGCCATATCCGAATAGGTGCCTCTGCAATCGTTCGCTGCAGCCAGGATCAAACCCTGGGTTTCCTCCATGTTACCCAGCTCTCCGACGGAGTTCCGGATAGCATTGTTGACTGCACCAAATTCTTCGATGAGTCCATTCACGGCGGCAAGACTAAAGCCAATGCCGATTGCTCCGAGAAGTTTCGTGGCGGTGTCCTTGATACCCTTTACCGAGTCGTTGACTTTTTTGACATCTTCGTCCTTTACCTTAAAGCCAACCTTATTGACAAACTCAGAAATGGTCAATTACAGACTCACCTCACTTTCGGTTGATTCTTAACCAGTATTCTGTTTGATTTCATCAGCCTGGAAGTGCTGGATGTCCTGGTCCATACGGTACAGGGCATACAGTTTCAAGGCTTCATCTAAAGAATAGACGGTTTCGAGTTCAAACTTAGAGGCCAGCCTCGCTTTAATGAGGATGTAAAGCCTTAATTCGAGTTCTGTGAATTGTCCGTAATCGAACTCTCCGTATCTTCCGAACTCGGAGTCTTCGTCTGAAAAGCCCCGAGCAGGTTTCCAAATCGGGCTCCGAGTTTCTTGAAAAAACCCTTGTAGTTCAAACGGATAACCTCGAAGCAGAGGATGTACATATCCTGCACTTCACCACAGAATACTTCGTTAGCCAGGTCGTAGGAGAGTACCTTGGTCTCCCCATCGGTGGCTTCGCACTCGACCGAGATATTCTTGTGTTCGACGAGCAGCTTTCTCATCAGCCGCTCAAACTTGTCTCCGGACAGTCCAGAGAAGGCGGAGCTGATGGAGGGCAGAGCCTCATCAATCTCCATACTCATAATGTCATCGACCTTGGAGTTGCTAAAGGCACCAGCCATTCCCCCAAACAGCGGTGCAACCAGGTTCGCCAGATCGCCGCTGAGGTTCGCAGCGGTAAATGCAGGGAACGGCTTGATGTAGAAAACGGCATCTCCAATTTCTTTCTTCGTAACTTCCAACTGTTTCATAACGACAACCTCCTAAATTCATTCATAGTTGGACAAAGACACCGCTCTCACCTAAGCAAGAGCGGTGTCAGGGATATTACTCCTC